GATCCAAAGTACTGGAATGCGCAGTACATGCAACAACCCACATCAGACAACAGTGCCATCATCTCCAGAAAGCATTGGCGCATCTGGACGGCAGACGAGCCGCCTCAATGTGAGTACGTCATACAGTCTTGGGATACGGCGTTTGAAACAAAGAACAACTCTGACTACAGCGCATGTACAACGTGGGGGGTTTTCTACAACGAAGAAGAAGGCGACAGCCCACAAGTCATACTCCTTGATGCGTTCAGGGATAGAATGGCATTTCCTGAATTGAAACAAGTGGCGTTGAAACATTACAAGGAATGGGAACCTGATGCGTTCATTGTTGAGAAAAAGGCGGCAGGAGCGCCGCTTATCCAAGAGCTACGCAATATGGGAATCCCTGTGCAAGAGTTCAGTCCTAGCCGAGGTAATGACAAAATGGTCAGGCTCAACGCCGTGGCCGACTTGTTCAGTTCCGGAAAAATCTGGGCACCAGACACACGCTGGGCTAGAGAAGTGATAGAAGAAGTTGCGGCTTTCCCTGTGGGAGAACACGATGACTTTGTGGATACGACATCGCAAGCGCTGCTTCGCTATAGGCAAGGCGGCTTTATTTCGTTAGACTCTGATGAAAAGGACGAGCCGTCCATCTTTCGTAGACGTCAAGCTGCATACTATTAAGGACAATCATGGCAACAAGTAATTTTGACAAATCCCTGTATCAAGCACCGCAAGGCATAGATGCCTTGGCGCAAGACAAAGCGCCTTTAGAGATTGAGATTGTTGATCCTGAAGAAGTTAGCATTAAAGCAGGGGACATGGAGATCAATTTAAAACCCGGTGAAGACGGCGAAGAAGGCTTTAGCGATAACTTGGCCGAGTACATGGATGAAGGTGCCCTGTCTTCTTTGGCAGGAGATTTGGACAGCGACATTGACCAAGACCGCGGTTCCCGTAAAGAATGGGAGAAAGCCTATACAGAAGGTTTGAAACTGTTAGGACTCCAGATAGAGAACCGCACAGAACCTTGGGATGGCGCATGTGGAGTGTTCCACCCAATGATTACAGAAGCGGTTGTACGCTTCCAAGCCGAGACCATCACGGAAACATTCCCTGCACAGGGGCCAGTACGTACCAAACTACTGGGTAAAGAAACGCCAGAGCTAAAAGAAAAAGCTACCAATGTCGAGAACGACATGAACTATGAGTTGACGGAGACCATGAAAGAGTTCCGTCCAGAGCATGAAAGAATGCTGTGGAGTCTCCCAGCTACGGGTTCTGCGTTCAAAAAAGTCTATTACGATCCCGGCCTTGGCCGTCAGGTCAGCGTGTTCGTACCTGCGGAAGACATGATTCTTCCCTACGGCGCTACAGATATGGACACCTGCTATCGTGTGACGCATGTGATGAGGAAGACAAAGAACGAGATTTTAAAACTCCAGCAAGCTGGGTTTTATCTTGACATTGAGTTAGCAGAACCTTCTAAAGAGAAGAACGACATCAAGCAAGCCAAGGACAAAGAGACTGGCTTTAGTGACTTAAATGACGACCGCTACACTTTGTATGAGTGCCACGTTGATTTGGATTTAGAAGGCTATAAAGACGTAGACGAGGACGGCGAAGAGACCGGAATAGGTTTGCCATACGTAGTAACCCTAATCAAAGGAAGCAATGAAATCTTATCTATTAGGCGGAACTGGGAAGAGGACGACGACCTCAAACTCAAGCGACAACACTTTGTCCACTACCAATACATCCCCGGCTTTGGAGCCTATGGCTTTGGCCTCTTCCACCTTATTGGAGGATTTGCCAAATCCGCTACAAGCATTATGCGACAACTGGTGGACGCGGGAACTTTATCCAATTTACCGGGAGGACTTAAGTCCAGAGGACTTCGCATCAAGGGTGATGACACGCCAATTGCACCGGGAGAATTCAGAGATGTAGACGTTGCATCTGGCAACATCAGAGACTCAATCTTACCGTTACCTTACAAAGAACCCAGTAGCGTCTTGTTCAATTTAATGAACCAAATCGTTGATGAAGGCAGAAGATTTGCGGCAACTGCGGACATGAACATCAGCGACATGTCTAGCCAAGCGCCTGTAGGCACAACGCTTGCCCTCCTTGAGCGCCAGCTTAAAGTATTGACCGCAGTCCAAGCGCGCGTTCACTTTGCCCTAAAGCAAGAGTTAAAGCTCATCAAGAATTTAATTAGGGATTACACGGATACTTCTTACACGTACGAGCCTGAGTATGGTTCAAAGAAAGCTAAAAAAGAAGATTACGACTTAGTTGACGTCATTCCTGTAAGTGACCCCAATGCCGCAACCATGAGTCAACGCGTGGTGCAGTATCAGGCCGTTATACAAATGGCGCAGATGGCGCCGCAAATTTATGACTTACCGCAATTGCACAGGTCAATGTTGGATGTGTTGGGTATCAAAAATGCTGAAAAGCTAGTGCCCTTACCTGATGACCAAAAGCCAACTGATCCAATCAGTGAAAACCAAGCTGTACTCAAGGGTAAACCCTTAAAAGCGTTTATGTATCAAGACCACCAAGCGCATATCAGCGTACATATGTCCTTGATACAAAACCCTATGATCATGCAAATTGTTGGGCAAAACCCAATGGCGCAACAGATGATGGCCTCTATGCAAGCGCACATGGCAGAACATGCTGGGTATATGTACAGGCAGAAAGTAGAACAACAGTTGGGTATGCCCATGCCTCCCGAAGACGAGAAGCTCCCTCCACAGTTGGAGTTGGCTTTGTCTACGATGATGGCTCAAGCTGCCAATCAAGTTCTTCAACAAGACCAAGCACAAGCCGCACAGATGCAAGCCCAGCAAGCCGCACAAGACCCCGTGCTTCAGATGCAACAGCAAGAATTGGCCCTACGCCAAGCAGAAGTGCAGATCAAGGCCAAGAAACAACAGGCTGAAGAAGATATGGCTACTGTTAAGTTAAGTCTTGAAAAAGAAAAAGTTGGTGGCCGTTTAAAATTAGATGCTATGAAAGTTGGTGCACAAATAGAAAACGACAAACACAAGTTAGCCAATGAAGAACAACAAGCCGGATTAAAAGCCGGAATGGACATGGCTAAAAGCCAAGAACAAACAGACTTGCAAAGAAGGCAAGCAATGGTGCAACATCTTCAAACTTTTAAAAAGGAACCCACTAAACAATGATACAAGACTTCGCACGCGTATTGCGCGAACAAATACGCACCGACATGAACAACTATTGCGATGATATCGCTGGCGGTCAATGTCGCACTTTCGATGAATATCAAAAACTCTGTGGTGTTATTTCGGGTCTAGCCATTGCAGAGCGTTATATCCTTGACCTGCTTGAGAAAGTTGAAAAAGCCAATGAGTGATTTAATACTTCCCCCGGGCGTGAGCCTGCCTGAACAAATTCTTCCAATAGACATGCCTGATGAAGACATACCAATGGAAGATAGAGCAACAGCTTTGCCTGTTCCTACAGGGTACAAAATACTCTGCGTTGTGCCTGACATTTCTAACAAGTTGGATGGTACGGATTTAGATTTAGTGCGTCCTTTGGACTATGCCAAACAAGAACAGATGGGTACAACCACTTTGTTTGTTATGGCGCTAGGCCCAGATGCGTACAAAGACACAGCTAAATTTCCTAGTGGGCCTTGGTGCAAACAGGGAGATTTCGTGGTGGTACGTACCTATACAGGTACGCGATTGAAGATATTTGGCAAGGAATTCAGAGTAATCAATGATGACCAAGTTGAATGTGTTGTGCAAGACCCTCGCGGAATAACCCGCGCTTAAAGGAAAATCATGGAAGATAAATTCAAGTTTCCCGATGAGATTGAAGACAAAAAAGTTGAAATCGAAATCGAAGGCAATGAAGTTGACATTGAAATTGTTGACGATACCCCTGAACGTGATCGTGGTCGCCAACCCCTAAATAGGGAAGTTGAAGACCCAAGCGATGACGAACTTGACAGTTATTCAGACGGTGTTAAGAAACGAATCAAAGAGTTGACACACGCTAGACACGATGAACGCCGTAGGGCAGATTCAGTAGAACGTGAGCGACAAGAACTTGAGCGTCTTGCACAACAACTGATAGATGAGAATAAAAGTCTCAAAAAGAGCGTTAACGTGGGTCAGGAAGCGTTTGTCCATTCTGCCAAAGAGAAAGCAGAGGCAGACCTTGCGATGGCTCGCAAACAGTATAAAGAGGCACAGGAGGCGTTTGACACTGACGCTATCATTGCTGCGCAAGAAGCATTGACTGATGCTAAAATGCAACTAGAGACTGTAAAAAATTATCGTGTTCCCCCTTTACAAGAGGAAAGGAATGAGGTACAAACGCAGTATACCCAACCTCAAAAGGTTCAACCAGACGAAAAGTCACTGCGCTGGCAGGCAAAAAACCAGTGGTTTGGTGCATCGGGGTTTGAGGAAGTTACCAGCTACGCACTAGGGCTGCATCAAAAACTAGTCAACGGGGGCATAGACCCACGCAATGATGAATATTTCGAGCAAATTGATGCTCGCATAAAGTCGAAGTTCCCTGAAATATTCGGTGGTTCTGATGACAGAAGATCTGCGGAAGCCAATAGAAGGCCCTCAACAGTTGTTGCGCCTGCCGGACGTTCTACATCCGCAGGAAAAGTCAAACTGACTACCACGCAAGTTGCGTTGGCAAAGAAGTTTGGATTAACCCCGCAGCAATATGCTGCACAAGTAGCTAAATTGGAGGCTCAAAATGGCTGATAACAGATCAAATCGTGACACAACTTCACGCGACAAAAACGCTCGTTACGTGTATACACCATCGAGCACACTGCCCGATCCGACACCGGAACCCGGATATGTCTATCGCTGGATAGCGACGCATATCATGGGACAAGCCGATCCAACCAACGTGTCTCGTAAGATGCGCGATGGCTGGGTGCCA